TTTATCCATCTGAACTATCTTCTTAACTTTAAAAATTTCTTAGTTCTTTTGGTAATATCTGCTTTAACCTTGTCTGTATCTAGTCTAAAGTCAACATTCTTTATTACATTTTGATACTGTTCAAATAAGTCGTCTAAGGATTTTTCTAGATCTTTTACAGGCTTTTTGTCTGTATTAATATCAATGTCCCATATTTTACCGTCAGTAAACTCTACTCTGACAGAGTTAAGGTACTCAAGTGGTACAACATCAATGTGTATGTCCTTGAGTACCTCTGGCCAATGATCTATTACTTCTTTTGGAAGTTGCTTTTTACGAGGTTTCTTTTGCACTAGACTTGGTTTTCTTCTTTGTAGGTACCAATTCCTCTGCTTGTTCTCGTAGTACTTTTGCTTCCTTAAATAAAGTGTCTGCTTGTGAACGATACTGTGCGGCTAAATCTTCGTCGCTTAATGTATCTGTTGCAGGTGCTACTTCAGGTGCTTTAACAGGTGCTTGTGCTGTTGCATTCGCATTTGGTGCGCCTTTAACTTCACCGGCTAAGTCTTCTATTGTAACGCCTTTTTGTTCGGCAATAATTTTATTTAATTCTGCAAGGTTAATAGTTGTACTATTATCAGGTGTCATTTCAATATCTTCTGATAATACTTTTGTTAGTTTGCCCATTGCATGGAAGCCTACTAACATGTTCTTACCGTCTGGTAAATGTGTTCTGTGCATCGCATCAGCAAGTTCGTTTGCTTCTTGTCCTGCGCCTGATTCAATTAAAGTCATTAATGCATCATGGTCTGGTGAATCTAAATTCTCACTCATTACTACAAGTGAAAACTTTGAGTCTCCAGGTACTGTGCGATATGCTACTGCACATCTTTTTTGATTTTTTACAACGCGGCCTATATGTTTAAGTGCCATAGTTATTCTCCTTTAGGTTCTTCCTGCGGTTTTGATTCGCTTACGGCGCCCAAGAAAGATTCTAGTTTGTTATATGTTTGACCTACAATAGCCATTTCATTTGCTTTAAAAGCGCCTCTTGAACTTGCTACATCAATAATTTGTTTAATTGCTGTTAGGTCTTGGACAGTTAATTCTGCCGCTGGTGGAGTTGCAGGTGCTTCAGTTGCTACTGGTGCTTCTACAGTCTCTTTTGGTGTTGTGTCATTCGCCATTATATATCTCCTATACTATTATATATACGTAGTTAATTATTTGTATTTCAGAAGTGGACAAGCCAACATGAAATAACTTGCTTCTTTTGGGTCTTCAAATCCGACTTTAATAAAGTTATCAGTTCTTCCATTATTACTTGATACTCCTACTGATTTTCCTAAAAAGTATCTACCTTTTAAATGTCTCAGTACCCATTTATTTAACGATTCCTCGATGTTGTAGGTGTAAGGAATGGTTATATATTCGAATTGTGGAGATACACAATGTGCTCTCCTTAATCCAAAAAAGTTTAAAGCGTTTGGTTGTTTAAGTTTAGGCACTCATTTCCTCATAGTGTAAAGTTGTACCAAACGGTGCTTCGGTCTTTTTATCATGATGTGAATGTAATAAGAATAATGTATCACAATACTCTGCATCACCCCATGAGTCCCATGTATATCCGTCTGTAAACATAATGAATTTTTTAGGAACAATGTCTCTATCTTTCATATACTGCCAGTTAACATCAAAGTCAGTGCCGCCACCGCCCATAACTTCGTAGTCACGTAAGTCTTCTCCGCCATCAGCAGTAAATTCTTGTTCGTTGTATACCTTTGTATCAAAGCACCATACAGTAATTTTATAATCTTTATACTGATCCATAATGCCTTGTACTTCACTTAAAAAGTCAGTTGCTTGTGAATTACCAATTGAGCCTGACATGTCAATACTAACACATAATTCAATTGAATCGTCAAAGTTTTGTCCTGGAAGTACTGCACTAGTATGCCAGCCTTTACGTGAAGGTTTCATAAATGTAAAGTCATTTTTTACAGTAGACTGAATTTGCTGTGAAATAATTTCACGCCAGTTCATTTTAGGCTCTGTAAGTTCTTTAATCATACGTTGCACTTCGCCAGGAGTATTACCTGCACCTGCCGCCTGTGCCGCTTGCATCATGCCTTCTTTAATTTCGTCTTTAATTTGTTTTGCTTCTGCTTTAGTCATCTTAGGCTTTTTCTTAGATGTACCGTTGCCGTTTGAATCTTTACCTTCGCCGTTGTCGCCTGGTTGATCACTACCGTCTGCTTCAAGGTGCTCGTCTAATAGCTCGCCTAATTGCTCTAAGTAGTCTTTTCCGTTCTGTTTTGCAGTTTCGTATATGTCATCATATACTTGCTCACCGCTCCAGCCTTCGTATTTAAAGTCTTGATAACAGTCTACTAGTTTAGGCTTTTCACCAATACGATCACGTACTAGCAAGTTATTAACTAGATAGTCAACTGCAATATTCCAAATTAAAGGGTTACGATCTTCTCTACGATCCATGTGTCCAAAGACACAATGTAAAATTTCATGTGCAATAACAAATTCAATTTCTTTGTTTGACATTGCATTAAAGAATTGAGTGTTGTAATAAAGGTTGCGTCCGTCTACAGCGGCAGTGGGTAACCAATCATCTGCGGCTAAAATGCGTAAACGTGTTGCCATGTTGCCAAAGAATGGATGACGCAAAAGCAAACCTACACGAGCAATAATAATACGGTCATATACTTCTACTCGCATTTCTTCTAATGCTTCTGGAGTAATATTAAGGTCTGGTTCCCAAAGTTTAGTTCCTGCAACGCTCATGTTCTTTTGCCCTTTTGTTTGTTACTATACATATATTATACAATCTTTATAGTAAAAAGTCAATATAAAATGGACGTTTTTTAATGAGAACGCCCAAAACTCAACACACCATATTAAGACTGTTGTGCGGCCTTAATATACTTACCAAAACGATCGTGGAATTCATCAAAGCATTCTACTTCGTCTGGATCAATGGGCAATGCGTACTGAGTGAGTGCTACTTTAACACCCATGACAACCAATTCAGTTTCAAAATTGTCCATTGCAAAGCGTAGAAAGTTATTCACTTTTTCATCAAACTTCTTATCGTTTGCGTCTGACGCTTCTTTTAGTTCGTAGCAAAGTGATACAGTCAGGGAATACATTGCACTGATTTCTGTCTGTTTCAACTCTTTAACCTTACCTGACAAGATGTCACTTGGGTTAGGCATAGATGCCGCTACTTTACGGTGTGCCATAAACTTAATGGCCAACCCTTCGCCTACTGTACCTGATGTAAGATCAGTTGTAGTTTCGACGTCTAGGTCGTCTTCTAATAGTTCACTTACAAATGTCCAACTACGTGGTGTTGCAAATGAACGACTTGGTGACTTTGGATCAAAGTCGTATAAATCTTTCTTACTAAACTGTAAAAAACCTACTACATCGTTATGTATCTTTTTATCTACAGCCCAGTCAAACCAGTCATTAAAATTAACTGCAAGTTCTAAGTGGATGAAACGGTTTGCTAACGGAGCAGGCATTCTGTAAGTAACACCTTTGTCTGCTTCACGGTTACCAGCCGCAACAATCATTACATTGTCTGGCAGTTTGTATGCTCCAACCTTACGGTTAAGAATAAGTTGATAAGCCGCCGCTTGTACAGCAGGTGCCGCAGAGTTCATTTCGTCTAAGAACAGTACAATGTTATCGAACTGTGCCGCAAACTCTTCGCTTGGTAGCTCAACTGGAGGAGCCCATTTCATTGTGTTATCATTAGCGGCATAATAAGGCATGCCTTTAATATCTGTCGGATCCCATAATGATAAACGAATGTCAATCAAATGTGATTTAGGTAAACTGTGAGTAATCTGTTCTACAATTTCAGATTTACCAATACCTGGAGGTCCCCAAAGAAAGATTGGACGCTTCTTTTTAATAGCGTGTTTAATTGATTTTTTAGCCTTATTAGGGCTTACGGTGCGTAGTGCTACATTTTCCATATTATATTCCTCTTGTGTTGTCATCAGTGCTAAGTTAATTTCTAACTATACATATAGTATACACTCTACAGAATAAAAGTCAACCACTAAGTTGCCAAAATGTTAAATTATTTTTCGTGTCGATTCATTGCTTTAGTAAGACCGTATTTACGTAGGTCTCCGCTAAACAAATGTAGTTCCATTGCTTTCTTTTCGCCTGTGACTACAATCGAATTATGGGTAAGGTAGTAAGGACAGTCAATAAACTTGTCTAAGAAGATAATGACTTGTGTTGTAAGGGGCATATCTTTTGGATACGGTACATCATATGTCGCAAGATCTATTTCGGTTAAGATATCAAAACCTAATTCAGTGAGACACAGTCCGCCGGACTGTCTAGGATTCTTCCACCATAAGGGCATAAACTCTTTAACTGATAAATCGTTTGATGTTTTGCCTAGTTGATTGAGGAAGATTTTGGTATAAGTCTCTTTCCAGTTCATATCTCTGTTTCTAATTCACCTGTTGATAACTTATATACCGCAAATTCGTCTGTATTAAACATGTCGTTTAACTTCTTTGCTAAGTTATGAGCGTGTCCGGGGTTAGAAAAAGATACCTTCTTATACTTAGGTCCTGGATAGTTTGTGATAGAGTTTAAACTCTTTAGGTTGAAAGGTTTGTTGTTGTAGAACACTGCCCAGATAGCATCGGCATCTAGAACTTGTTCAGCTCTATAAGTCTTTTTATCTATGTGTTCTAGCAATACGGTTGGTTTAGGCCTACTCATATGCGTATACTCCTATAATTATATACGCATATATTTATCTCTTTTTACAGTTAAGTATGTAGTTTACTTCCAGTCAGTTCCACCGTCTAATCGTACTTCAATGTCACTTCCGCCGCCACTATTTTCTTTAACGTATCTTTCTAGATCGCCTTCTAGTCTTGCCATTACTATACCTAGTGTATATGCAAGATTCTTGGCTTGTGTTATAGGAAGTTTAACTTCTTTAGAGTTTGATAAATCTGCAGACTTAGTTTGCTGTAGAAACATCTGTATTGAAGAAGTGTTTAAAGGATCACTTGACATTTGCTTTACTCAACGCTGACTTCATTTCAAGATCTGTTTTAAACGGTCCTTGAAACTCGTAACGTTCTACAGTAAGTAGTTTAGGACAAAAGCTCTTTACCCAGCCTTTGTCAAAGCGTATAATGTAATATCCTGCACAATACAAGCTCTTACTCTTGTTACTTTTAGTAAACAATGGTAGTTTACGCTGTACATCTAGCATAGGATTGTAAGGATGTGTGCTTGTTGGAAAGTTATAAACTTCCTTCTCCGGCTTCTCTTCCGGTACATCTAGCACTTCACTAATCAGTACATTGTCTCCGAATGTACTCTTTAGTGCCTTTTTGCTGTCAAAATAAGTAGTTCCTGTAGGACCACTGAACATATACTTGTCTTCACTTATACTTAAAGTTCCAACTCGTACTCCTTCTTCTTCAAGAATCCAAAATTTATCTTTAAGAATAGTTTTTGTTTTTATCATTGTGGATACCTCGCTTGTAATGGTTCTGCAAAAGTTGCCGCCTGATCTGCAATACGTTGCATATCCCACTTAGCACAAAACTTCATAAGTCTCATACCAACTTGTGATACTTCTTTAGGCGTTGCATTTTCTGCAATCGTATTATTAATTATCTCTCTAATGTCTGCAGGTTGTGCAGTTAAGTCACATAGTGTAACATTACGTGTATAGTCATCTAGTACACGATGTTCAACACCTTCATGATCTACCCAACGCTGTAACATCATATTGTTCCAGTTGTAGCCTTTGCTATCTTTGTCTGCATATGCTTCAATAAGGCCTACTTTGTTCTTAGTGCCTTTTTTACGTACACCTGGAAATGCACTAAACACATTGTCACTAGTGTCGCCACGCATACACTTTTCAAATAACATAAAGTCAGGCTCAGGTGCAGGCTTTTCTAACTTAGTCTTCTTGTCAATAACACGATCACCTTTCTTGTCAAAGTAACCTTCGTGTGTAATTGTAACGTCTTGTATGCCGTTATACTGTTTACAGTTAGGTGCAATAAGTTGTGCAAAGTCACCGTCAGTACTAATAATAACATGATTGTCATTAGGGTGTGATTGTACCCAACCAGC